GCGCGCCGATGGCTACCGCGAGAGCGGGATCGACCGCTACCGCAACCAGGTGCTGGCCTTCGCCCGCTGGGCGAGCGTCGCGGCCACGGTCGCCGAGTTCTCTGAGCGGCGTATCCGCGCCTACAAGGTTGCGCTGGGAGCGCGCGTCGCTCCCGGCACGACGCGCAATGCGCTCTCAGCGCTCCGCACGTTCGGTGATTGGTGTGTCCTGGAGGGCTATTTGGCGAGCAATCCAGCCATGCAGATCAGTTTACCGATCGTGGCCGATCCACCGCCCAACCCGCTTCGCCGCGACCAGATCGCGCAGCTGCTCGCCGCGATGGATCGAGCGGCCCAGTCGCACCGCATCACCTGGCGCCGCAACCGGCGGGCAATTATGCTGATGCTCTATGCGGGGCTGAGGCGCATGGAAACGGCCAGGGTTATCTGGGGCGATATCGACCTGGCACGCCGCGAGATCATCGTGCGTGAGGGCAAGGGCGGCAAGAGCCGTGTCGTGCCTGTGTGTGACGAGCTGGCCGAGGAATTGCTCATGGCCGACAGCCGCGAGAGCACCCATGCGGTGGTCGACCAGGGCGACGGGCGACCGCTCAAGAAAGGCGGTATCGGGCATATCTTCGAGCGCTGGCTGCCGAGACGTGGGATTGTCGTGGCGCCGCACCAGCTGCGCCGCACGTTTGCGACCGAGCTCTATGCGCGCGGCGAAGACATCATCACGATCCAACGCCTGCTCGGTCATGCGGATCCAAAGACCACAATCCGCTATATCGGCGCCAGCAGTGAGAAAGAGCATGCCGCCGTGGCCAAGCTGACATTTCGAGCGGATGTGGAGCAATAAAAAACCGCCGCCCGATGGTCTATGTGCCATAGGAACGACGGTTTCGACTGGAGGTGGAGATGGGGGCCAAAGTCCCCCCATCTCCACCAGTTTGAACCGTCGTTTGTGTGTCCGCACAGAAACGACCTCATAGGACGCCCCAGGACGAATCACCCGATCGACCCCTTGAGTCGAGCAATGCTGCGTTCTGATGGGCTAATCTGGGTATACGCCAAAACCCAGAGCGGTATCCCATATCAAAATCGATCGAAGAGGCGCCTCAGCGCCCCGCGTAACCTCAGCCAGGGGCCGTGTAGCGCGGGCAGGCGCTGACGGTCGGGCGGGATTTGGGTGCGCGCCGAGTCATATGTCGGATCATCCTTGTGTGCGATCCACGCACGATAGCCGGCCTCGGTCATGTTCGGCGGTCGTTCGGGTGGTGGGTTCGGCATCGTCGTTCCCTTCTCTATGGGGTGAATATGGCAACGTCAAGCTGTCCCAAGTGTGGTAGCACCTCGTTCGAGACCGCAACGGTCGAGCCCAGCGGTTCGGCGTTCAAGCTCGTTTTCGTTCAGTGTGCGGTGTGTGGCGGGGTCGTCGGTGTTGTCGAGTATAACAACGTCGGCTCGATGATCGACCGCCAGAACAAGGCAATCCGGGAGATCGCACGGAAAGTCGGCGCGCTCATCAATCTATGATCTTCCAGTTTCGCGCGTGCCCCCGCCCGCCCCGCGCAGCATTGCGTTCGTGGAGGTGGGGGTATGCGGGTGGTTGTGGCATTCATTCTGCTGCTGGCGCTGGCCCTAGGCACACCGACACGGGCGCAGTCCTACGAGTGCACGACGTTTACCCCATGCTTTTACTATTTGCCGATCATTGGGACCGAGCCGGCCCCGATGTCTGCGCGGACACTTCAGCAAGCCGACTTCTTGCCGGGGTATGCGGTCGATGAAAACCGCGAAATCGCAAACGCGGAGGCAGCCGAGAGCTACGTCGATCCCGCTGCCGCGCTGGCGGCCTTTGCGGCACAGGGGCGCGAGACCAGCTGGTACGTGCGCTACTCGTCAAGCCTCTACCCCACTTCGCACGCGATCGGCATCTCTGATCAGGTGGTGCGCTATACGACCGCAGCCGGCGCCGACGCGGGGATGGAGTATCTGCTTGCCGATATGCTCGCCCAACACCCGGACTATCACACATCCGTGTATGGGAGCTATGGCGATCGGACGATTGCAAAGGTTCGATCGTTCACGGACGGTGGGATTGACTATGTGAAATATCACGTCCTCATCCGCAAGGAGCGGTATCTGGCGATTGTGCAGATCATCGGTCGGAAGGGCGCGCTGAAGCTCCTGGAGGCTGACGACTTCGGGCGCAAGGCCGCCGATCGGCTCGTTCTTCCCTAAGCGCGAGCCAGGCGACGCACCCGCCCAGCTCGCGCAGTTGCGCCGGCCATCCGTGGTGCGTCCATGGGACGGCCGGGCCGATCCGCCGCTCGCCCGAAGATGCGACAGGCGACGGACGACAATCGAGTATCATCGCCCGCTCACCGACAGCGAGCAGGGCCGGCGGCTAGGGGCGGAAATTGCGCTCTTACTCTGAACTTTTTAAGGTGCGCTATCGCCCGTATGACAGGCGTGTCGGCCGTGGGGCCGGGAAGGTGTCAGTAGGTATGGAGCAGTCGAGCCAAAACGCACTTGTTCGACTACGACCACAGATCGCGACGGCTGCATGCCCGATGTGTCAGGCGCACAACTGGAATGACGGCGTGATGGTCTGTGCGCCACGCGTCACGCTCAACAAGACGATCGATCTCAAAAATCCGTTCGAACATACGACCGTTCTCTTTTACGCCGTGTTTACCTGTCAGCAGTGCCACTACGCGGCGACGTTCGATCTGGGGGAACTTCCGCCGGATCTGCAATGACCTGGCGTGTTCCGTTTGAAAAGACCGCCACCAGCTGCCCGTCGATCACCTGGAGTTGCATCGTCTGGTTGGGCGGGTCGAAGCGCGCTTCCATCTCTTCGCGGACGATTTGGCGTACACGTTCAGTCCAGTCGGACTCGATCACAGGGAGTGATGCTGGGGAATCATCGGAATCCATATGTGTGATGCGTTCGGCGGCGCCGGCGGCTTCCACGTGACTGAGGCCCTCCCGCATCCGCGCCACGATAATCCGCAGCGCCTCATCGGTCGCCAGGAAGTCGCGGATCATCTGGTGGATAATCGCGGCGTCACCTGTGGTGAGTAGGAGACCCATAGCCTAATCCTTTCGGTGTCACCGTTCTGACCTTGTAAGCGTCGAGCAAAGCGAGGGAGGAGCGTAGGACATAGAGTGGCTGTCAGCCGCCAAGCATAGTCAGCCACTACAAAGCCCCAGCCTTGATGTCGTTAAGCAGCGACAAGGCTGGGGCTTTGCATTGCATCTTCGATTGTATCATCACCGACAAGATCGCCCTCGATAGCCTTCTCATTGATCCCGTACTGAGCTAATAAACGCTCGACTTCAGCACGCGGGATACGCCACGCCCGCAGCCCCGGCCGTACAGCTTTGATCTGGCCTGTGCGTGCCCACTCGCGGATTGTCTGCTCTGAAAATCGAAGCAGATTCGCGACCTCAGCGATCGTGTAAACCTGTTTCGCCGCCATTAGTTTGGCCCCCTCTCGCTTGGTTAGTGCCGTGTCCAATACTAGCATATGCTAACGTATGTTGTCAATACCCAAAATCATGTATTGACATTTAGCGAAACTAGTGTATACTAATGTTAGCTTAGATACAGCAGTGATATAGATACCAGGAGCCCACATCATGACCCGCAAGCCAGCCACCACCGCCGCCGACTACACCGAGCGCACCCGCGACGAGAACAAGGCCCGCGAGCTGCACCCCTCGGATACTGGCGCCCTCGACCTCGACGCCTTCAGCGCGCTGCCGCAGAACGAGCGCCGCCGGGCCTGGTCACTCGCGAGCGACGATGACAAGCGCGGCCTGGCGCTTCAGATGCTCCGCCGGAACAACCACGGCCCCGACGAGGCTAATATCGCGCTCTACCTCGACGTGTTCGAGGCCAAGTTCGGCAGCGATCTGGCGATCCCCCCGGCCGCTGATATCCTCGACGTGGTCAAGGATCGCTACGACATCGCCCGCGCCTACGGCGACCCCGACGCCGGCCAACTCGACCGGGTGCGGGCCAATCTGCTGCGCGGGGCGCGCCTCTCCTGGCACGCGGGCGATCTGCTGATCCAGAGTGTCAACAACCCTGGCGCGGTCTACAGCGTGAATGCGCGCGGCTGCACCTGCCCGAATGGGCGGGCCGGCAAGACCAGCTGCTGGCACGTCGCGCTCTATGACATCCTGCTGGACATGCAAGAGGACCGGGCGGCCGACGCCGACGATGCAGACCAGGGGCCTGGCCCGATCGTCGTCACCACGTCGATAGATGGCCTGTCTCTGAGCCGGGGCGACGTGGCGATCGACTGCCGCGCGCCCACAGAGGTCGCGCAGGCGATCGAGACCTTCACCCGGCGGCCGGCGGACCTGGGGCGGCGGCTGGCGCAGGCGCGGGCCTGCCACCTACTCGCGGCCTAACGATTGGCACCACCGGCCCGCTGTGGGCCGTGGGCAATATATCGCAGGAGAACGACCTATGAAGTGGCTCATTGACGACGACGAGGACACGGGCGGGGACGATGACAAGGGCGGCATTTGGACTGGGCGGAGCCCGACCATCTAGCAGCGAGGGCTGAGGTTTGCACCCCAGCCCCCACACGACCAGCCGGCGGTCTCGATTGGACCCGTGTCCGCCGGCTGGTACCAGGATTATAGCATCGTGGCACAACTTCGTATTCTCGGCCCCGTGATCTACGGGGTCGTCGGCGGCCACACCGTCGAGGTCGCCCGTATCGACCCACAGACGGCAACGCGGGTGCTGCGCGAGCTGGGCTACCGCGACGAGTGCGCGGTCCTCATCGCCCATCACAAGCTCGACACGGCCGCCGCGCTCCGGCTGGGCCGCCGGTATGGACTGATCGCCGCGCCGGAGCCGATCCCGCTTTTGGCCGCTGACACCGATGGACAGGCGAAGGCCGATGTGATGCTGGTCCACCTCACGGAAGGAGTCGCCCTGACACACTGAGATCGAGCCGTGGACTGCTGCCGAACCATCGCCCCAGCGCGGCGACGGCAGCGAGAGCTAAGGCAGGCTCGCGACGCGGGCCGCGCGCTGCTACCAGCACGAACACGAGCAGACCTACCAGACGACGGAGGGGCGGGTAACGGGCTCGCCCCCATCATCACAGGGCAGATCCATGATCGAGCTTCCTCTCACACGCGGCTACACTGTCCAGGTCGAAGACAGCGACGCCGAGTCGCTTCGCGCCTGGAAATGGACATATATGCCCCGATCGAACGGGCGCGGCGGCTATGCGGTACGTTGGGCGACGGTGGACGGCAAGAAGCGCACGATCTACATGCACCGCCACATTATGCAGGCGCGGCCGGGGCAGCTGGTCGACCACGAGGATGGCAACGGGCTGAACAATCAGCGCTACAATCTTCGCCTTTCGACCGACACCCAAAACAGGGCAAACAGTCAGGCACCGGTGCGCACGATTCCCTATCGCGGCGTGTATGCCGAAACGCGCGGGCAAGGACGCACACCGTACTTCGCACAGATCAAGGCGTTTCGTAGGTGCTGGCGATTGGGCGGCTTTGTGTGCCAGGAGGATGCGGCGCGGGCCTATGACCGGGCGGCTCTACACTTCTTCGGCTCGTTCGCCCGATTGAACTTCCCCGATGAGCGCGAGCAGACCCGCGCGCTTCCACTGGCTCCCGTGATCGTCCGTCGCCTTGAATCGCAACCGATGCTGCCGCACCTTGACGGCACCGAGCCATGGCCAGCGGGGTTTGAGTTCCCCGCGCCGACGTTGCTCCGGCCGGTGTGGGCCGAGATCCAGGCGGAGCAAGCCGCACGCCGGGCGGCAATCGTGCCGGCCGTGCTGGCCGATGACTGGGACGAGGGGCTGCTGTAAACTGACAACTGACAATTGAGACCCATGGGTCTCAATCTTTGGAGTTTCGATTCTCCAATTGGAGAAATGTGCAAATTCATTGTTTGTCATCGTTCATAAAGGAGAACTCCCATGAGTATCCCCCGCAACACCCCCCAGGCCGTCCAAGACTGCCCGGTCCTCCAGTGGGCCAGCGGCCGCACCGAGGCCCGGCCCATCTCTGGCGGGCGTTTTCAGGGCTTCGTCGGCTTCCACGTCGAGCGCGGCAAGGACCAGGCGCTCGACGCCACCTGTGAGGCGGCCAGCGTCGCCCAAATGGAGCTGCGCCACCCACGTCCATCAGGCACGCCGGTCGTCGTCACCCACTGGGCGTTCGGCGAGCAGCTGCGCTTCTACCCGATCACCGCCGGCCCACCGGCGACGACCATCAGCGGCTGTTTGCGCCTCGCAGACGCGACCGCCGCGTCCGGGCTGGGGCTGGCCTGGCCAGCAGGCGAGAAATCCCGCCTGGCCGTGCGGGGCTTCATTCTGGTCGGCGAGACGCCGATCCTCGTGCAGCTCTCCGTCCGCAGCACAATGACCACCTACCTGCTCTCGGCGCTCGTCGATCACTATCGCGTCTGTGATACTGCCGATAGTATCATCGACCGCGCCAAACACCCCGATCCCGTCACGCTCCACGAGCTGGCGCTGCCACTTTCCGCCGGCACAGAGATCAGCGTTGGCCGCGACGAGACGACCCTGATCACCCCGCTGATGAGCGCGCACCCGGCTGAGCTGTCGAAGGAGTACATCACGAGCTGCTGGCGGTCGAAGGCCGTGCATGAAGCGGCGCTCGCGGCCTGGCCGGGGATCGTCGTGTGGGCGGCCGGCTATCGGTCGGGCGAGACGAACGGCGACAGCCACCTTGATCAGCCGCCGGCTGAGGAGCGTGAGACAGAGCGGCCGCTGGCGAAGGGGGTCACGCGGACGCGGCGGCCGATTGCCGATCTGCCGCTCTGAGGGGCGCCTGAGCGGTCGATCTGACACTTCCGATGCAGCGATCTCCGCTGCTCTCGGCGCGGTGTCAGGGCTTTTCAGCGCATTCTCGCGCGCTCGGCCAAAATCGCTTGACAGATTGATTAGGGGGTGGTTTGGAAGGGGATCTGTCAAGGGTTTCGGCGGACCGCATCAGGACGCGCTAAAACGCTCAAAACAACATTTGATACCATAATGAACATTTGATACCATAATGAACATTTGATACCATAATGAACATTTGATACCATAATGAACATTTAAACACTGGTGTATCTAAGGGTCAGGCAGAAGGTCAAAAACAGCCGCTTGAAGGTCGGTTTCCGATGGATGTGGGGCTGCGGTGATACAGCGTGGTAGCGATGATTCTTGATCCCGATCCCTTCGACCGCCCGGCCGTCCTGGCCGCGCTGCGAGAGAAGCGCGACGACGTCACCCGACGCCAAAGAAACGCTGTGGGCGACGAGCGGCGCCGTCTCTGGGCCTACGCGCTCGATCTGCAAGATGCGATCTGGGAGATCGAACAGGAGCTGGGCCTCATCAGTTTCCCACTCGGCTGGCCTGGCGACGCTCCTCAAAGTGGCTGAGGCAGAGGCTACGGACGTGGCGTGGACGCTCGCACCCCGGCACAGAGCAGGGTCTGACCGCCACCCTCTGGCGCTGATAGTGCAGCGTGCAGTATCCATGGGAGCGGGCAGGGCGCGTGCATCCCTCCGCCGCGCACGGCCGGCCCGCATTGCGAAACCGATCGGCCACGTCACCATGGGCTTGAAAACGCGCGTGATGCTTGAAGCAGTAGCCGTCGCGAAAGCGCGCCCGTTCCTGGCACCCAGAGGCCGCGCAGCTGCGGCTGTTCGCCGGCGGCTCCTTGGGCCGGGGCTGCTTTTTGGGCTGAAGCGGCGTGGCTGCGGCGAATGCGACCATCATGCTGGGCATATCGTCGGGTGCGGTGGCAAGGCGGAGCCTGGCGACGGCGCGGTGTTGCAGTGACTTGACCGCACCCTCGGTCGTCTTGAGGTGTGCCGCCGTCTCGGCGAGCGTCTGGTCCTCGACAAAGCGCAGCCAGATCACCCGCCGCTGATCGTCTACGAGGCAGCGCATGATACAGTCCCGCAGCCATGCGTGCATCAGCTCTCGGCCGATCTGCTCCTCTGGCCCATCGATGCGCGCATGCGCCGGGAGCAGGGGGATCGCCTGGTCGCGGAGGTAGCGCCTTCTCTGATCGATGGCCTTTGAGCGGGCGATCGTGTAGAGCCAGGCCGAGAGCTGATGGCCGCGATCCTCGTAGCTCGCGCGATGTCGCCAGGCGCTCTCGAAGACATCCGAGAGCGCATCCTCCACGTCGTCCGCGCGCACCAGGTGGCGCAGATAGCGACGTAGGCGGTCGGCATAGGCGATGAACGCGGCGGCAAGATCAGGCTCGTTCATGGCCGGGAGGATAGCACAGGCGTACGCGGTTGTCTACATATCGTACCTCGTAGCTCTGGAAGCTACTAGACTTGACGCCCCTCGCACCGATGTGCTACACTTTTCTCACGGGAGCCTTGCCACACACCGTCAGGCAAGGCTTTGTGTTGTGAGGCTCCCGATGACTGATGCGACCGCTATCCCCTACCTCCCCCATGATGCCGATGCCGCGCGCCCCGAGGATATCGCGCGGAAGCGCACCCCACCACTCTCGCCCGCCGTGCTGGGCGCCGAGGCCGCTGCTTCCCGCTGGCCCCAGGTCGACCCCAGCGCGGCCCCATTCATCTACATTGGCGCTGCCCTCACCCCCACCGAGTTCCGGGATTACTGCCTGGAGTATGACTTTGGCTCGATCCCGCCATCGATGTGGATCTGGCACCACACATGGAAACCGGACGCCTCGTGGGCACCGATCAATCCGGCCGATTCGTCCACCTGGTGGGATCGGAACGAGCAGGGGATGACTACGCTCCAGAAGAAGGCCAAGCGCAAGCCGCAGTGCGACGGCATCATGCGCTACTACCGCGATACGCTGCACTGGCCGGTCGGCTTCCATCTCCTGATCGACGACCTCTTTATCTGGTTGTTCACCCCGCTCTACGAAGTGGGCATCCACGCCAATGAAGGCAACTCCTGGCGGAAGAACGGGAGGCTGCGCTACTCGGTCGGCTGTGAGGTGGTCGGCGACTTCGACAACCTGGCGTGGCCGAGCCAGATTCAGGCCATGGCCGGCTGGGCCTGCGCGTGCGTCCGTGCGCGGCTGGGCTTCGAGCTGATGTATCGCACCGCGCCTGAAGATCGCCCTGATTTGCACGACGGCAGCCTGAGCGGGCACCGCGACTACTCGCTCAAGACCTGCCCCGGTACAGGGATATCGAACGAGTTCTTTGTGCAGGTCGCACGCGATGGCTGGGCCGCCTATCAGGCGAACACGCCGCCCGGTACGACAGGCGCCGGCACCTACGCCGTGCGGCACACCCAGGCCATTTTCGAGGCCCCCCGGCCCGATGCACGCATCGCGCTCGCCGACACGGCCGAGCTGACGGAGGGCGAGCGGATCGCTATCGATGAGGTTGCCCATACCGGCTGGGCGCACCTCGCCGATGAGCGCGGCTTTGTACCTGTCGGTATTTTGACGAGGTTGCCATGAGACGCTTACCCTTCGCCCTTGCCGCGATCTTCCTCTTCCTGCTGGGCATGCGGGCGCAAGCCGTCGCCCCGAGCGCGCTGCAACTGCCCGTCGTCGGCGCACAGGTCGCAGCCGGCACGTCGCTTGTGAAGCTCGTCGATCAGGACTGCGGCTTTGTGAGCGCCGTGAATGTCGGCGGGCGCTTCTTCGTCGGCTATCAGACGCGCCCCGATGGGCATGTGCATATCGCCGAGGATACCGGCGAAAAGCTGGTACCTGTCACTGACCCGACGCTTGTGCGCGCACTCAGCCCGGCGTTTGAACTGCCCGGCCCGAAGCAGGGCAGCTTGTCGCTCGTCGGCGACGGCACATACATCCGCGCCTACTATACCGGCCGAGACGCCAGCGACCCAAGCGGGCCGTTCTTTGTGTGGCGGCTACGGTTCCCGGAGCCCGCATGAATGACGCCGCCTACATCGAATGGCTCGACACGCTCACACCAGAAACCCGCGACCTGGTGCAAAAAATCATGGCGCGCATCGGCGCCCTCCTCAACACCGATCGGCGCGGCCATATCGACGATATTCAGCGCATCGAGCGGCGGCAGGCCACCAACAGCGGCCGGGTCGCGGAGCTGCAACTGCGCCTCGACCAGTATGAGGATCGGCAGTGGAGCGCGGCCAAAGAGGCGATCGAGCAGTTCGCCGCGACGCAGCTGACGGAGGACGAGCGCACCAAACTGATCGAGGCGCTTTACCGCACGATCACCGATGTGAGCGCGCTCAAGGCCGAGGTCGAGCGGCTGAAGGTCAGGGCGGCCGGCGATGCTCGTTGATGACGATATCGCCGCGATCGAGCTGAAGCGGCTCGGCGAACTAGAGAAACAGGCCGCGCTCTTTGGCCCGCAGACGGAGCCGGCCGTACTGGTCGAGATTCAGGATCTGCGCCACCGGCATGGGATCTCGGCCGGACGGCGAGTCCGCACCGATCGCACCCGCGAGTCGCTCGACTATGACTTTCTCATGAACACGGTCGCCGCCGCATTGCAGCGCCTGACCGCGGTCGAGTCGCATCAGACGGCAGATGGGCAAAAGCGCGGTCGGCGGCAGATGGTCCTCAATATCTGGCTCGGCGCGATCACCGCCGTGGTAGTGTTCAATACGCTGCTGACGCTCTGGTTTATGAGTCGCCTGTTTGGGGTCTGATGTACTACCTCTTCCAAACCTGTCTGATCGTGCTGGGCATCCTCGTGCTGGGCTGGGCGCTCGCCGGCCTCGTGGTGCGCAGGTGAGCGGGGCGCCCGATCCGCCCTATTGGCTACTCGCGGCCTGGTGTCGGGTCTATTTTCTGATCGTGCGGCGGTTTGGATGCACGCGTGGACAGCCGCTCTGATCTCAGGTTTTCTCAGGGTACCCATGGCACTCACCGCAAAGCAACGCGCATTCGTGGCCGCCTACTGCGCGACGTGGAACGCATCAGAGGCAGCGCGCAGGGCCGGCTACCGCGGCAAGCGCCCCGATCAGGCGGGCTACGACTACCTGAGAAAACCTGAGATCGCCGCCGAGATCGAGCGCCGCATCACGGAGATTATGCCAGCAGGCGAGGTCATCAGCCGCCTGGCCGCTCGCGCCCGTGCCACGATCGCCGACGTGCTGGCCCTCACGACCGCCGACAATGCGGCGAGCTGGCGGCTCGATCTCGTCAAGGCGCAGGCAACTGGCGCGATCCACCAGATACGTAAGATCAAGAGCGGCAAGTACGGCGACGAGGTCGAGGTGTATGATGGGCTGCCGGCGCTGGAGCTGCTGGGGAAGCGACTCAAGCTTTTTGGCGACGATACCACGCTGAAACATATCGACCTCTCCAAGCTGACGCCGGAGCAATTGCAGCGCCTATCTGACGGAGACGACCTGATTGCTATCCTCCTCGACACAATTACAACTCCGGGCGCGAGCTGAGCTGGAACTGAGGAGGCGCGGCCTTTCGGGTGTCTCGCCCTTTGCGCGCTACCGCTTCACGCCGCACGCCTACATCCGCGCCAAGCTCGGCTGGTCGCCGTGGATGGGCGACGGCGATCATGTGGGTCAGGCCGAGATTATCGATGCCTACGCGCTGGCCCTCAAGCAGCAACATGAGCGGCGCGACTATGAGGCCGATCGGCTCGACGCCTCGCAGCTGACCACATGGTCACCAGGTCAGGTGATCCAGAATCAGATTCGGGTCGAGGCAGGCCATACTGTTGGTAAAACGACGCTGGCTGCTGGCCTGGTCAGTCACTTCTTCGACTGCTTCAGCCCCGCGATTGTTTACTGTTTCGCGCCGGGGCATGACCAGATCAACGATCTGCTGTTCAAGGAGATCAGGAAGCAGCGTTCTGGCAAGGGGCTGCCGGGCCGGGTGCTAGAGACGCCCGAGATCAAGGACCGCGGCGATCACTTTGTGAAGGGCCGCGCGACCAATAACGCGCACGGCCAGGGCACGGAACGGGTGCAGGGCCAACACGAGCAGTACCTCATGTTCGTGATCGACGAGGCCGAGGGCGTGGCCGAGTATGTCTTCGACGCGATCCGCTCCATGACATCAGGCGGCATCAGTATTGTGCTGATGCTGGCCAACCCGCGCACGCGCACGAGCCGCTTCCATAAGGCGGCGGCCTCCGACCGAGTCGCCAGCTTTCGCATCTCGTGCATCCATCACCCCAATGTCCTGGCCGGGCGTGAGATCGTCCCTGGCGCTGTAATGCGCGACTACGTCGAGACCATGATCGATGATGGCGAGACGCAGCACGCGGAGGTCGTCGAGGCGCACGACGCGGACGCGCACACCTTCGAGCTGCCCTGGCGGCCCGGTATCATTTACCGCCCCGATCCTGAGTTTATGTTCCGCGTGCTCGGCATCGCACCGTCGAATATCGCCGACGATGTGTTCGTGCCCGTGGGACGCTATGAGGCCGCCAAGAAGCGCGCGCCCGAAGATCATGAGCCGCATATCGCGCGGATGGGTGTGGACGTGGCGCGATTTGGCAAGGATGAGGGCCGGCTCTACATCCGCCACAATGGCCGGCTCTGGCGCGCGGCCAGCTTCGCGCAATTGGACACGAACGTCTACGCGCGCGGCATCAAGAGAGAAGCTATGAAACTGCGCGACGCCGGCGTGACCTCGCTGCATATTCGGATCGATGGCGGCGGCGGGTATGGCGGCGGCGTGGTCGACAAGCTCAAAATCGATACAGAACTGCTGACGGCCTTCACCGATTTCCAGGTCCAGGAGGTGCATTTCAACGCCAATCCGCATGATGACGAGGCCTACGCCGATCTGGCGACCGAGATCTACGGGCATGCGGCTGAGGTGCTCAGGTGGATTGCGCTCATCAATCCACCCGGCGCGCTGGAGGGCGATCTCTGCGAGCGCACATTCACATGGGTCTCACCCAAGCGCGACGACGTGAAAAAAGACGTGAAGAAGCTGGAGGACAAAAAAACCTTTCGCAAGCGGATGCATCGTAGCCCGGACGATGGTGATGCTCTGGCGCTGGCGGCCGCGCCCGATCGGGTGTTCGGCGGCGGCCCCGCCGCGGCGCCGGCAGTGCGCGGAAGCCGGCCGCTGATTCAGGCGATGCAGCGAGGGCTGAGGCGGTGAGCAAGCCACTGGACAAACGTGCTACAATGCAGCCAGCACCGGCGCTCGTGCCGCTGCGCGGCCCATCGGGCCGGCTCTGGGGGATGTTCGATCCGCGCACACAGACCCTGGAGTTCCGCCACGGCCGCCACATCGAGCGGATCGATCTGACGGTCTACACACAGACATTGCGGCCGAAAGACAAGGCCAGCGGCAGCTAGGGGGCAGACTACTGTCCCCACACAACCATGATTCGCACATGTGGATAGGGGGTGCGGCTCGATCAGGGGGCTGCGAGTATGCGGAGATATGCCAGGTAGATGCTCCGAGGTACATTCCCTGGACGAACCTGATTGGCGGTAGCAGGGCCTGAGACTGGCCCGGCCGCACCCCGAGCACAACCCTATACGAGAGCGCGTGACGCCAGGCTGGAGGGACAAATCGCCCCCTCCCTCCTGGCGTTTTCTTATCTTATGACCGACCTTGCCACACAACCCTATACCGCGGTCCTCATGCGCGAGCGTGTCGTCGGCAGTGCGGTGTCCACCATTGGTCGGCAGCTCCGGGGCCTGCCCTGGGCCTTCGATGACTTGACCCGCGATTTCGGCGATGACATCTATGAGCGCATGCAGCTCGACGCGCAGGTCACTGCGGTCGTCAACATCCTGCGGGCGGCGATCATCGAGGAGGGTGTTAGGCTGGCCTGTCCCGTGATGGACGAGGGCGCCGACGGTTATGAACTGGGGCAGGAGATCGCCGCCTTCTGCGAGTCGGTCCTGGCTGATTTGCAACTGCCGCTCGACGACGTGCTGTGGGACATGCTCGGCGCCATCGCGCTGGGCAGCCGGGTGGCCGAAGAAGTGTGGAATCTCGTCCCCGCGACCTCCTACGCGCTCCCTGGCACATCGCCCGTAAGCAAAACGCAGGATCTGCTTGTGCTCTCTGCGCTGAAACCGCGCCCGCGCAGAAGTACCGCCTTTGTGGTCGATCCCTATAACAACGTGCAAGGGCTGCTCGCGCGCCAGGTCGGGAGCGGCGGCACGATCACCGCCACGGTCGTGGCCGAGACACCCAGCCAGATCCCCAACCTGATCCCCCGCGACAAGTTCGCCGTGCTCACCTTCCGCCCAAAGGACGCCGACCCGCGCGGCAGCCCATGTCTCCGCAGCGCCTACACGCCCTGGTTCTCCAAGATGGAGATCTGGCAGGAGTTTCTCAGGTATCTCGCCCAGTTCGCCTCAGCCTCGATCTACGCCGTCGCCAGCGAGCAGGCGACCAACAAAGGCATTGAGGTCACGCTCGACGACGGGTCGAAGGTCGTCAAGAGCGCCGTCGAGGTGCTGGCGGATACGCTGCTGGCCTATCGCAACGGATCAGCGCTGGCCGTGCCCTACGGGACGATCCTAGGCGCCCTAGCGGTCAGCGGGAATGGCGAAGCGTTTCACGCCGGCTTCACGTTCTGCGACAACCAGATCACGATCGCCGTCCTCAACCAGACGCTCGCGACCCGTGAAGCGCAGTACCAGGCCAAGGCATCCTCCGAGACGCATCAGAACACGCTCACGACCCTCCAGAGGCAGGCCAAGCGCAGCGTCTGCACGATGCTGCGGCGCGATGTGCTCAGGCCCCTGGTCGAATACAACTACGGGCCGGAGGCCGCGCGGCAGCTCTGCCCGATGGTCAGTCTGGGCGAGGTCGAGCAGTGGGACTTCGCCAAGATGGCGACGGCGATCGCCGCACTCGCCAAGTCGAGCTATCTCGACCCGAGTCAGTACGCTGGCACGGATAAAATGCTCAACTTGCCGCCACGCGCCGCCGAGCCAGCCACGCCCGCCACGCCAGGCGATGGGGCGGACGAAGCCGACGACGAGGACCAAGCGGATGAGGCCGCCGACGATGCGAGGGACCAGGAGGACGAGGGCGATGAGTAACCACCTCTACAATTTGGCGCTGACCATCCCCTGGCAGATCACTCCTGACGCGCTGGAGGCCATGCTCTCGCTGGCGATTGACGAACCGCTGCCTGAGGAGGAGTTCAAACGCCGGATGCACGGCCCGCGCAGTCTCGCGCTTCGCGATGGGAAGCGCCGCGACGACAGAGGCACGATCCTGATGCGCGACAACGTGGCGATCCTCTCGGTCGACGGCCCGATCTACCGCTACGCGGATTACTTCACCCAGGTCTCAGGCGGCGTGACGACCGAGCAGCTGGGGCGCGACGTGCAGACCGCGCTCGACGACAGCGCGGTCGGCGCGATCCTCTTCGTGGTCGACTCGCCCGGCGGAGAGGTGACCGGCATCGGCGAGCTGTCCAATGTCATCTACAACGCGCGGGGCGTGAAACCAATCGGGGCCTATATCGAGGGCTATGGCACAAGCGCAGCCTTCCGAATCGGCGGCGCGGCCGATGTGGTCATTGTCGATGCCGAGGCGATCGTCGGCTCGATCGGCACGATTATGGGCGTCGCTGATCCGACCAAGCGCCCCAGCTACCGGATCGACATCGTCTCGACGCAGTCGCCCAAGAAGCGGCCCGATGTGACCACGCCGGAGGGCCGCGCTATCCTCCAGGCGACGGTCGACCGTCTGACCGATGTGTTCATCGCTGAGACCGCGCGCAACCGCAACATCTCGGTTGAGGCCATTCTGGCGATCGCGGGCGGCGTGCTTGTGGGCCAGGACGCGATCGACGCCGGCCTGGCTGACCGTTTGGGATCGGAGGAGGGCGCTATCCGCGATCTCGCACAGCGCGCGGCCAGGCGCAAGCTATTTCCCGTTCGGCTTCCGAACGGCGTTCCTATTACGGCACAGGAGGAAGGTATGAAGGTATCACAATTCATCGCCGGGATTTTCAAGGGGGCCGAGGATGCGGGGATCGAGCTGGAGCCGGACGTGGCAGCCGAGGCGCCGGCCCAGACCACGCGCGCCGAGAGCGCCACCGCAGCGGCCAACACGGAACCGACCCCCGAGCAGGCCGCCCAGTCGGCGCGCCTGGCCGAGCTGGAGAAAAAGCTCGCCGAGCAGCGTGAACAGGCGATCGCGAGTCAGGCCGCCGCCTTCGCGGTTCGAGCCGTGCGCGAGCGCCGCGCCTACCCCGCGGAGCACGCCTCGCTCATCGCGCTCTACGTCCAGGCCGCGCAAGACGACGACAGAGCGCCGATGAGCGAGGCGCAGAAGAGCCGCATCGCCCAGATCGAGGCATCTATCGCGGCGCGCCCCCAGCACAGCCTCTCAGCCGAGCTGATCGCCTCCTCAAGCGGCGGCGTGCTGGAAACGGGCGGCACGGGGCCGATGAGCGAGGAGCGGCGGCGTAGTCTGCTACAGGTGACGCCGCTCGGCCAGGCAGCAATCAGCAGGCGCGCCAAGAGCGCCTAACGAGGAGCAGGCGCGAGAGGACGGGCGTGTGACGCCCACAAGCAAAGCGAGGACAGGTATGCCCACAACCCCAAGTCTCACCTTCACGGTCGCCAAGCTGGAGCCGGCCTACGCGCCGGAACTGGCGAAGACCGATGCGTTCAAGATCGGCGCCGGCGCCCACGTCGCCGGCGAAATCCTGGGCTTTGTCGCCGCGACCGGCGCGGTCGACACCTATGCGACGGGCAATTCGGACGGCACCGAGACCGCGGCCGTGATCGCCGTCTACGACATGTACTCGGACGGCACGAACGTGAGCCTCACCGCTGACAGCGCGCTACTGCCGGGCGAGACGGCGACGACGGCGCCGTGCTATGTCATGGGGTTCTTTGACTGCGCAGACCTCACCGGGCTGGATGCGGGCGCAATCACCGACATGAAGGCGCGCCTGATTGGCGCCAATACCGTCTCCGGCGTGCTGGCGCTGTTCTAGCGCCCGTGATCTCGTTAGGCCGTCCGGACGAGGGCGGCATTCGTGTGAGGACAGACCATGACTGTGTATCAATATCCGACCAACAGCGAGCTGCAGGAGATCGAGCGCGATTTGCTGCCGGTGCTGACGATGGACGACCCGATCTTCACTGTCATGCCGATGGTCGACGTCGACGCGGATCTCGTCGAGTGGGACCAAGAGGATGACTACGTTGGGTTGCAGGCGATTCGCGGCATCGGCGGCCAGCCGGGCAACGTGGCCGCCACGGGCGCGAAACGCTACACCGCGCGGCCGGGCGTGTATGGCGAGTTCGCCACAATTGATGAGCAGGAGCTGACCAGCCGCGGGCGGCTGGGCGCCTACAATGTGCCTGCCAACATCACGGATCTGATCCGTGGGCGGCAGGATCAGCTCCTGCACCGCCGCATCAACCGGCTGCGCAAGATCGGCTGGGACGTGCTGCAAGGTACCTACAGCGTCGCCAACAACAACGGTGTGATTGCGACCGACACCTTCAGCGTGCAGACGTACAACGCCTCGACCTGGGGAACCCCCAGCACCGCCACGCCGCTCGCGGATTTCCGCGGCGCGCAGCTCCTCAGCCGCGGGCATAGCGTCTCATTCGGCGCCGGCGCGGAGGCGTTCACGAACCGCGCGACCGCCAACAATCTGCTCGCGAACACCAACGCCGCCGATCTCGGCGGCAAGCGCACCAGCGGCCTGGCCAATGTCCTCTCCATGGCCGACGTGAACAATGTGCTGGGCGGCGAAGATCTGCCCATGATCCGCATCTGGGATGATGGCTACAAAGATGACAGCGGGAACTTTCAGCTCTTCATCCCGGCCAATGTCGTGATTATTGTCGGGCGGCGGAGTGGCGGCGCGCGGATCGCCGACTTCGCCCAGACGCGCAACGCGAATAATCCCAACAGCGCGCCGGGGCCGTACACGTTCGTGGATGACCGCACGCAGGGCGATAACAAGACTGTGCCACCCCTGATCGCCGTGCATTCGGGGGTCAACGGCGGGCCACGCATCTATTTCCCGTCGGCGATCATCAACATGGACGTGAGCTAGTCCAGCCGAGTCGCTCTGTGCGGGCGGCGAACCACTCGCCGCCCCCATGTGTGGGGAGATCGTATGCCGAACCTACCCAAGCCCAAAGTTGCCGAGCAGGAGCCAGAGGTGGCGCCGCCTGAGGGCCAGGAGCCTGAGGCGACACCCCTGATCGCCAGCGCGCGATAGCGCGCTGGCCGCGCTGACTGGAAGCGGCGGGGTCGCGCGTTTCGCTGGCGATGTGCTGACCGCCGAGGAGATCGGCAATCGGGAACGGATCGACAAGCTGCTCGCAAAGGGCGCGATCGAGGCTGTATGACTGAGGACGAGTACATCGCGCTCATTATCACCGAGATCGGCGGCGATACGAGTGATGGGTTGCTCGCGGCCAACCTCCCAACCTACTGGGCGCTACATGCGAGTGTGGCCGATCTGACTCTGCGCGCGCTCCTTACCAAGATCGACGGGATTCGGCTGCTGCTCGGCCAGACCTGGCGGCAGGTCAATTTCAAGGCGCTCGACGGCGCGACGGTCAATCTCTCGGATATGTTCGAGCATCTCACGAAACTGCTCGAGCTCGCCGAAGGCCAGGCCGCAGCGGCCACGAGCGCGGCGGGCGGGATCGCCATTGGGGCGCTCACAACCACCGCGCCGATCATGCGCGATAGGTCGAGCCAGCCCAACCCGAACAGCCGTCGCATCCGGGGCGATCCACTCAGGAGACCGCGATGAGACTCCTGCTTGCGGGCGACTTCACATGTCACAGCGGCTTCGCGCGCGTGAACGAGGCGCTGGCCGCCCATCTGCATGCTCTCGGCTGGGATATCGCCGTGCTGGCGGTCAACTACGACGGCGACTATCACCCGCTTGGGCAGCAGTACCGTCTGTGGCCAGCCGTGAATGCGGGCGATGTGATGGGCGTCCGCCGCCTCGCCGATCTCATCGCCCGCGAGCGGCCCGACGTGGTGCTGATCGTGAACGATCCCTGGATCGTCAGGCGCTACCTGGCCAGCCTCGCCACAGTGGACGATGCCGGGCCGCCGATCGTCGCCTACATGCCCGTGGACGCGACCGCACTCCGGCGGCGCGACGTGGAGCCGCTAAACGGCCTCGCGCACGCCATCGCCTATACCCAGTTCGGGTTGACGGAGCTGCGCCGCTCCGGCCTCGATATCGACGCGAGCGTGATTGGGCACGGGATCGACACCGATGTGTTCTTTCCCGTAGACCAGGTGGAGGCGAGAAACGCCGCGGGTATGGGGATGGACATCTTCGCCGTGCTGATTTTCGACCGCAACCAGGCGCGCAAGCGGCTCGACATCGCCTTCGACGCCTTCGCCCGCTTCGCCAAAAACAAGCCGACGACGGTCAAACTGGTCTACCACGGGAGTTTAGCCGACGAGGCGCGCACGGGTTGGGCGATCGAGGACATGGCCGCCGACCTCGGCATCGCCGACCGCCTGATTCTCACGGCGCGCGATATTCAGCCGCTGCGCGGGGTCGCCACCGATCAGCTGAAGGTGATCTACAGCATGTGCGATGTCAAGCTCTCGACCTCCAGCGGGGAGGGCTGGGGATTGACCACGATGGAGGCCATGGCCTGCGGTCTGCCGAACGTGCTGCCGAACAACTCCGCGCTGGCCGAGTGGGCGGCCGATGCGGCACTCATGGTCGATTGTCCGATCCCGGTGCGCCACGCCGGCGGCATCAACACCGTGGGCAGTGTACCCGACGCTGAAACGGCGGCCGAGGCATTGGAGCAGCTCTACCATCATGCTGAGTGGTGTGGTGAGTACGCCGCGCGCGGCCTGACTCTGGTCGATCAGGAACGCTTCCGCTGGCCCATCATCGCGCGCCAGTTCGACCATGTGCTGCGCCAGGCGGCGGCGCAGCGTGCGGAGGTGGCTGCATGAGCATCATCAGCACGCCGCACCAGGAGCGGGATACGCTGTACTTTCATAGTACCCCGACGCCCGTGCCGATCTTCCAACGAGAGTGGGAGTTCGCCCAGCTCCTCAGGATTTACGAGGCCAGAGCGCCCGGCGCCGCGCTGGAGATCGGAACGTTTCACGGCGGGACGCTCTATCACTGGCTCAGGCTCGCGCGGCCAAATACCATTGTCGTGAGTGTCGATAGCTACGCTGCCGGCGTCGATAACCGCCACCGCTATGCGCACTGGACACCCGCCGGCGTGACGCTGCATACGCTTGCGGGGAACAGCCGCGACCCATCCATCATCGCGCAGGTGCGCGCGCTGGGTCCATTCGACTTCGTCTTTATCGACGCCGGGCACCTGGAGCACGAGGTACAGGCCGACTGGGAACATTTCGGCGCGATGTGCGTGTCGGGCGGCGTCGTCGCGCTGCACGACATTATGCCGGCGGCGGTCGATTGGATCGAGGTCGATCGCGTGTGGGAGCGCATTCAGCACCAGGGCTATATGACCCAGGAGCTTGTTTGCGCGCCCGATCTCGACTGGGGAGGCATTGGATGCGTCTTCATGCGCTAACCGCGATCACGCGGTGTGAGAATCTGCCACACCTGGCGCTGTCACTCGATGCGGCCGTGCGCTCTGGTGTGGATCTGACCTGGCACTGCCGCTTCGACCCCGACCGAAAACACGTCGGCGGGCAAGCGCTCAAAAATCAGATGCTCGATCATATCACTGATGGCTGGGTCTACATCCTCGACGATGATAATCTGCTGCACCCGGACCTAATGGGCACGCTTGCGGACTATCTGACCGACCGAGTCGATGTGGCCCTCGTGGTCTGCGCGCAGCAGCACCCGAGCGGCTTCATCAGACGGCCGCACCGCCGCATGCTCCGGCAAACCCATGTGGACGCCGGGCAGGTGCTGTTTCGGCGCGAGGCGCTGGGCGATCTGCGTATCCCGCTGCATTACTGCGGCGACGGCGAAATGATCGAACGATTTGCCAATCAACTGCACGAACACGAGATTATCTATATCAAAGAAGCTGTAACCTACTATAACTGGCTGCGGAGCGACCCATGAGAGAAGATGATGAGCATATGACCGTCGATCCGCTGATGCTGCACTTGCGGCTGCCGGCGACGTGGTATGAGAAGGCGCTGACACCAGAGAGCACTCTCGAGCTTGAGAAAATCTTGTTTCTGATTCTGGCGATGCTCGATTGCGGTGTGAGCCTCTATGAAATTCAGTTGCGCATCACGAAGGGCGACGAATGATCACACTCGGCATACCCTCATTCAATCGCTTCGATCTGCTCGTGCGCTGCATCGATAGTGCGCTGGCCTCTCGTGTCGCGCCCGATGTAATCTACGTGGTCGATAACTCGGGCCATCAGTACCCGGCAAAATGGCAGGATCGGTATGCGGGGCGCGTGCTCGTCCATGTGGCGCCAAGCAACTATGGCGTGGCGAAGAGCTGGAATATACTCATAAGCATTGCACCGGGCGAAGACATTATCCTCTCGAATGATGATATTGCCTTCGCTCCCGACACGATCCAGCTGCTGCTGGCTGAGGCTGAGCGGAATAGGCGCGCGGGCATCGTGAGCGCGATCGAAGGCCAACGCTTCGCCCTCTTCTGGCTGAACCGTACCGCCTATGAGGAGGTCGGGCCGTTTGACGAGCAATTTTACCCGGCCTATTTCGAGGACAACGACTATCACCGGCGGCTGACGCTGGCCCACTGGGAAAGCCCGATTGCGTTTTCAGCCGTCGCGCACGAGACCAGCGCGACCTACAAGGCGAAAGACCAAGCGGCGCAATCTCAGCATCACCAGGACTTTCGGAGATGCCGGGAACTGTACATCCGCAAATGGGGCGGGCTGCCCGGCGAAGAGATCTACACGACGCCCTACGGAGAAAACCGTGTTTGATCTTAGTGCCGCCCAAATCGAACAGATGCGTGATGCGGCGAAGGACGCCAACATTGCCGCCGCGCGCGCGTTCGGCTTCGGCGGCGAGGTCTGGACGGTCGCACGGCCGGAGGGTGCGGGCATTGCGGCGAAAACGCTGACCGCGCAGGGAACGACCGAGCTGTTGGCGTTTCGGCAGCGGCCAGGCCAGCAGGGGGCGGCGGGCGGCGGCACGCCGGTCCTTGCTGACATCTGGCGCTATATCCAGCTCAGCCCGGCGTCAGGCGAGGCGCTCGCGGTCGGCGATGTCATCGTGAGCGAAGCAGGTGACGCCTATGTGTTCGCGATCGCCAACGCCGAGCCGTGGTACGAATACGTCCGCGGCGACCTGGAGCGCGTGCGCGGCCCGATCGAGATCGCGGGGCTGTGATGCCAGGTGAAGATCAGATGATCGCCAATCTCAGACGCCTCATGGCGAACACACGCGCACAGATCCGGCCCGGCCTCGAGCTGGGCGCGGCCGTCATGCAGGCCGATATGGTCGCCACCACCGCCTATCAGGGCATGTCAGGGGCGACCCGCGTGTCATCGATCGCCTACGTCGCCGACGAGCACAACACTGGCGCCTCGGAGATCCAGGCCGCCTACAATGCGGCGGCCGGCAGATTGCAGGGCTTCACGGGGCATGATGGCAAACCCTCCCTGGCCTCAGCGCCGGGGCCGGAGCCACAGGCGTCAGCGATCGTCGCGACCGTGCCGACTGACTATATTCTCGATCTGGAGCTGGAGAACGGCGGCGAGAAGGCGTTTCTGGCGGACGCGGTGCTGCAGAACGCGCCCGAGGCGTTTCAGTTGCTCGTGCAGGCGCTGCGCGGTGGGTGGCGGCTGTGATCGACCTCTACGCATTGACCGATGCGGTGTTCGAGCGCTTGAAAAGCGATGCCGAAGGCGCGGCCGTGCGTACTGCGCTGGGGGATGGGGCCACGTCGGTGCTGCTCGTCGAGGATCTGCGCCTAGAGGCCCAATTGGGCGCGCAGCAGCACCCCGCGCGGCCGATGCTCGCGCTCCGGCGCGGCGCGGCGCCGACGGTCGACCGGGTGATCAACCGCCCGACCTACACCTGGTTTCTCTATGATGACATCCCGGTCGGCTACGGGCGGATCGAGGCGCTCATTCCGCTCGTCGCGGCGGCCTACGCCGAAGGGCTGCTGAGTGTCCCCACCGTGGGGGTGGACGATATCACGGTGAGCGCGCTCGCCCAGACGCGCGACGACCGGCTGAAGTATCTGCTCTGTCCTATCAGCGTCGTGATTGGCGCGATTTAAGGAGGAACCTCATGTCCGACATTACCGCACAGGGACCGGCGTTTGGCTTGGCGGTGGCGCGCGTGCTGATCGTGGAGGCCGACACGATCGTCAAGATACCACTGTACTATCCGCGCGTGAGCGCCTTCAGCCCACAGGTCACGACCCTCTCGTTCGAGGGTCAGGATACCAGCCAGACCGTGGATGTCCTCACCCGCGTGGATATCGCACTCACGTGCGACAAGCGCAATCTGCCGTCGATCCAGCGCATCTTCGCGAAAACGCGGCTCGACGCGCCGGGGTCGGGCGAGGCGGAGGGGCTGTGGATGGGCGATGAGACCGAGGTTGCCGGCGTCACCTGCGGGCTGGAACTCGAGGCGACCTTCAAGGATGAGAGCCAGTCACCCGCCGAGGTGACACGTGAGCGCCTGACCTTCCCCTACGGCCAGGTCAAGGCGGTGCAGCCGCAGCAGATGGAGTACCAGGCCAAGTGGGTAACGGTGCTGAATTTTAGCTTCCAGCGCACCGAGGTCGATATTTTGGGCGATCCACTCGCGAACGTCCCCGCCGGCGGCGCGGTCTACCGCGACAGCATTCTGACGTAGAGGAGCTATGGCCAAGACAGACACCAAAAGTGCCGCGCCGACGAGCGCCGCCGAGTGGCGGCGCACACGGATCGAGGGCGAGCTGATCCGACTGCCCGGCTCGGGCAACGTCGCGAGATTGCGACGGCCCAGCCTCACGGCGATGGCCGCTACAACCAATGGCGTGCCCAACCCGCTGTCCCATGAGGTCATGCGGCTGCTCGCATCGGCGCCGGCCGCGACCGAGGCAGAGCGCATCGAGAATGTCAAGCGCAACAGCCGCGGCATGGTCGAGGTGGCCGCGCTCTGCCTCGTCGAGCCGCGCCTCAGGCTCGTGGGCGATCCACTGGAGGGCGAGATCGCCCCGGAGGATCTCAGCGATTACGATCTATCGTTCCTGTACTATACTTGGGTGGAGGGTGCGGCCTCTGATGTCGCGCCCTTTCGTGTCGTCGCTGAGCGGTTGGCAGGAGACTGACGCGCTGGCGAGACGCTACGGCACGACGCCGGCCGCACTCCTGGGGGAAGCGGACCCCTACCGCGCCTACTGCGTCAACCAGGCGTGCGCGCTCGCAGGCCAGGCCCTGGAGACAGCGCCACATACCGATGGCGAGAGCGGCGCGAATGACCCCTTCAGCCACATGATGCGGCAGTTAGGTCGAGGCGCACGAGGACGCCTGCTATGACTGAGGTGCTCGTCGGCCGCGCCTACGGCCTGATGGAGCTGCGGTATCAGCAGTTCACGCAGGGCGTCAGCGCGGTCGAACAACAGATCAATCGCCTGCGGCAGCTCACCGCCCGCCCGATCGTGGCCCAGATTGGCGCGAGTGGCGCGAGTGGCGTGGGCGGCGCATCCGCCGCGCCCGCTCAGCTCGACGCCGCCCAGTCGCGCGCGGCCCTCAGCGCCCAGCGGCTCGCGACCGAGCAACAGCGCACCGCTCTCGCCGCGCAGCGCCTCTCGACCGAGGAGCGCCGCACCGCGACCGCGACCGCGCAGGCCGACGCCGCGCAGTCCAGGGCCAGCGCCTCAGCCCTTCGACTTGAGCAGGCGCAAACTCGCGCCAGCCGGGGTGGCAGTACGCTCGGGGGCGTGCTGCGCGCGATCCCGACCGCCGTCGGCGCGCTGGGCATCTCTCTGGGCGTGCAGCAGCTCGTCTCATTCGGCGTCGAGTCGGGGAAAAGCGCGATTGCGCTGCGTGAGACGCAGAACAGTCTCCGCGCGATTGCCCCCAGCGCGCACGCCTACGCGGAAGCCATCGCCACGGCCAAGCGGCAGCAGTTGCTCTTCGGTGGTTCGCTTCGAGAGAACATCGAAGGGCTGAGCGGGCTGACTATCACGGCCCGGCAGTCGGGCGCGAGTCTTCAGACCCTGGTCGATCTCAGTCAGCGTCTGAATGTTCTCTCCCCAGAGCAGGGCGTCGGCGGCGCACGCATCGCACTCTCAGAAGCCCTGTCCGGCAATATCAGCAGCCTGTCCAAGCGCTTTGAGATCCCCCGCTCAGCCCTCAAGGGCCTCTCCGACGAGTCCAAGTCGGTCGAGGAGCGGCTGGCGATCCTCGATGGGTTTTTGAACAAGGTTGGCGTGACATCCGCCGCGATCGCGGGTAAGGTCGATCAGGACGCGCTTGCCTTCCGCCGATTGAATGCCGAGCTGGAGACCACGCAGCTGCGCGCGGGCGATCAGCTGGCGACCGCGTTCAGCCGCAGTGCGACCGGGCTCGCGCGGCTGCTGGGGGTGATCAATCAGAACCCACAAGCAATCGCCGAACTCAAAGCACTCCTCAGCGGGCGCGGCGTTGTCACCCAGGCCGACCTGGACGCGGCCACGCGCGGTGTTGCGGCGCAGCAATCGCGGGATCTCCTGGGCGGCAGCCGCGGCGCTCCCGAAGTGAGCCGGCGGCTGGGCGGCGGCGAACAGTACGCGGCCGTTGTCAAGCAGTTGACTGATCTCAAGCTCGCCGGGGGTGACGCCGCCGACTCGGCCGAGCGGCTGACCCGGCAATTCCTCGACGGCCAGATCCCAGCCGATCAGTACCACACCCTGCTCCGGGCGATCAACGAGCGCGCGCGCGAGGGCGACGGCATTGAGGCGCAGCGCGCGCAGTCACTTGCCCGATCGAGTGATGCGACCCGCGAGAGTGCGAACGCGCTCTCAGAGGAGACGCGTGAGAAGCTTGCCGACCAGGTCGCCACGGCGAAACTCAACGAGGAGCAGCGCCAATTGGCCGCCGACAGTGCCCTGGCCGCGCAGGGGCTGCTGGGAGCGGGCGATCAGGCGCTCATCCTGGCCGAGAAATATGGCATCGCCGCATCGCAGGCGCAATTCCTGATTAATCAGCAGCAGCAACTCACCAACGCCGAGGGCCTCGCCGATCAGCGCGCCGGCGAGCGCACGGGCGGTCGGGTCAAAAGTGCCAAGGAGCTGCAAACCCAGTCCGACCTGGCCCGGCAGAAGGCCCAGCGCGACCGTGAGGAGGCGGCCCGTGTCGCGCAGGCGCAGACCGCGCTGGACCTCTCGCGCGCCCGCACCGCGAGCGAGCGGATCGCCATTCTCCGACGTGAGCAAGCCGCGACGACGGACCAGGCGGAAAAGCTGCGCATCCAGGCCCAGATCGAGGCCGAGCGCAACAGCGGCGCGCGGTCGCACACGAAGGAGCTGAACACGCAGCTCAGCCTGAACGAGCGCATTCGAGACAGCGTCGAAGCGCAGTACAAGGCGCGTCTTGATGCGCAGGAGCTTGCGATCCGTGACCGGATGGAGCGGCGCAAAGAGGACCAGGAGATTAGGCAGGCGCAGCGCATTCTGGCCTCAGGCCGGGCCAGCCAGGCATTCAAAGACGCCGCGGCCGACCGGCTTGCGCTGATTGCCGTCGAGCGCGAGCAGCGTGCGCAGGCCATCCGCGAGAAGCAGGCCACGGCCTCAGGCAGTCTCATCGGCGGGCGCATCTTCCAGAGCCAGCCAGGTATCAGTGGGGGCGGGGTGGGTGCTGGGACGCCCCCCACTGCGCCAGGGGCGCCAGGGGCGCCTCTCGCGCCTGGCGGGGGCCTCACGATCCAGTTCCTGGTCGACGGCAAGCTGATCGCCAACGCGATCATCCCCGACATCATGAACGCGCAGCGGGCCAGTCTCGCGCGGGTGGACGCGGCCGGCGGGGGGCAGCAGGCATGAACCTCTCTGACAGCTACGATGGCAGTTTCGGCGGGACCGGCTTCCTCGAGATCTTCGATGGCCAGCTGGGCGTCGAGCCGGATACCGGCGTCGAGTACAGCGTGACGCACATCCCCGGCGGGAGCACCACGATCGTGCAATCCTCCGGGCAATCCGCCGATACCATGGATCTGCCGATCGCGGTCGAGGCGGCGGAACTCTCCGCGCTGCGCACGAAGGCCCGATCGGCCACGCGCGCAACCCTGGTGTGGCACGGCGGCAGTCAGCAGGCGCGGCTGATGAAGGTCAAGCAGGTGCGCAAGGCCAGCGTGGCGGACGCCTACAAGGCGACGCTGGAACTCATTATGGGCTAGCGGCGAGAAAGCCGCGGACATCAGGGGTCAGCGCCAGGTGTGGGGCGCCTCTTTCGTCGTCCATACTGCACGTAGAGCATAGCCATGCCAGTCTCGAACAGCGACATCAACGCAAGCTTTCAGAAGATCACGCTGGCTGTCAGAATCGACGGCGGCGAGGTCGGCCGCGTCGTGGGCGTGACGGTCAGCGAGGGGCTGAGCCAGGTCAATGCGCAGGCGACGATCAGTTTTACCGAACGGCCCGGCAATGCGGCCGTGCGCAAGAAGGTCGAGATCTATGCCGGCTACAATGGCAACACCGATCTGATTTTCTCGGGCGAGCTGTCAGGGCGCGACTGGCGCTATTTCCCCGGCGAGGTGGCGCTCGATGCGCGCGACCTCTTTGCGCGGCTGCGCCTCAACTGGGGCGGCGAGGACCGCGAATACACGAGCCAGGACGATGCGGCGATCATCCAGAATCTCGTCGAGGCGATGGGCATCCCCTCCTCACTCACGCACATCGAATCGTCCGCATGGACATTGGGCGTCGTCGAAAGTGTGATTGCCCCCTCGGGCCGCGCGTTTCAGCCGCTCATCGCCGAAATTGACGATCTCGCCGGCATGAAGACCTTTACCCGCGCGGGCGTGATCTATCGCCAGGCGGTGGGGTCGAACATCGGCATCGGCGCGGCATGGACCTACGAAGAAGGGGTCAACATCATCAACATCGAGCGGCGCGAGACCGATGAGATCGTCAACCGCTGCGTGGTGACAGGCCTCGAGTACGAGGGGCTGCTCGTAGGCGGACCAGGCGTGGCTGAGGCGCAGGCCGACAACCCGTATGTCCCCGATCCGCCGCGCTATGTGTCCGAGGATAAACAATCAAACCTGGTCGAGGATGACGCCAAGGCGCTCGAAATCGCTGTCAGGACCGTACGCGACAAGAATAGGTTGCCCACGATCTATGAGATCGAGGCGATCTTCAACCCCAAAATCAAGCCGCGCAGTGTGATTCGGGTGATCAGCAGCAAGGTCGAGACCGGCTCAGCGTCCCTGATTGTCGATCGCGTGCAGCACACCATCCGCGCCGCCTCCGCGCGCACCCACATCACGACCCTGCCGGGCACGGTGGACGCGACCGCGCAGAACATCCCGCCGCTCGCGGCCTTCGACGTGAAGCTGTTTCGGGAGGGCGAGGACACCGGCGCGGGCGTCACTGCGCTCGTCGTCGGCGTGGCCGATGGGTCGAGTAGCAGCGACCCGGACGGCGACACCCTGACCTACGAATGGGCCTTGTCGGTGGACGCTGGGAGTGTGACACCCACGAGCGGCACAGCGGCGATCATTCGCTTTGTGATCGACGGCGCCGCGACCGAACTGACGATCAGCCTCACGGTGACAGATGCGGGCGGCGCCGAGGCGACGGTCGAGCGTGTTATCCCGCTGAGCGCGAGCAATATGTTGACCGAGCCGCTCTACACCGCGGAGGACGGCCTGATCGCGGCCTCGGCCGATGGCGAGCAGACATGGAGCGAGTTTACCGTCTCAGGCGATGCCTACACCACCCCGATTGCCCCGGCCTGGGGCACGATCTGGGGTGCGGGCGATGGGCACATCTGGGCCTCGATCGACAAGCTCGCGACGCCAGCCGTCGATCTGGGCGCGCCGCACGGCGCGGTGGCCTGTACCGCGGTCTGGGTACATGAGGTCGATCAGACGCGCCTCTGGGCTGCGTTCGATGACGGCGCAGTCGTGAGCGGCGTGATGGATCCGATCGGCGTCGCGGCCACATGGACCGCCGTAGGGACCATCCCCGACGGCCCGGTCATCGAAATCCGGGAGAGTGTTGGGTCTATTGGCGATCTGCGCGCGACCGCCGGACAAGGCTACTACCATTCAGGCGACGGCGGATCGAGCTGGGAGCTACTCCACACCTTTGACACTGCCTGGCGGATGGCGGCCGGCTTCGGCCTGAATCTCGCAAGCGGCCTGAACGATGCCGCGCCGCTGTTTGCTGAGGAGGGCAGCGCACCGACGGTACCGGGCGGGGTCGAGCACATGCGCGGTCTGACCTTTGGCTGGCAAACCCAAGCGCTCTACGCGACGGATGAGGCGGCCAATCTCTACACCACCGATGACACCTTCGCTAGTTTGACTGCGCACGCGGATACCCTGCCCGCGCAGGGCAACCAGATGATCCGCTCGGGCAACGTCAACGGCGTGATCTACATCGCGTGTGGGGACGGCACCGGTGTCAATAACGGCGCGGTGAAGTGGCTTCCTGACACGAAAGCCCCCTGGTATATTCGGAAGACGACCGCGCGCCGCGTGAATATGATCGGCTACGGGCCGGCCGCGCCGCCGTTCGCGCCCGTCGCGGTGCTGCTGATCCCGTATGGCGGCAGTGGCGCGACCGATAAGGTCTGGCGCTACGCGCCGGGGGTGGGGTGGACGGGGATCGATCCGCCACAGGCAGGCTGGTACTGGCAGGGCATTGTTGCCAATCCCTACAATCGCGAGCAGTGGCTGCTCTGGGGGTCGTCGAGCACCAATTTTGTGGAGTGGTTTGTCGTCAGTGGGCGGATCGTGGAGTTGAGCGGCGAGACGCCGCTCTACCTCACGAGCGACGGCGGCGCCACATGGGCGCCGATCGATCTGATGATCGGCGGCAGTAAAGACGCGGCGAATGGTCGCCTCACGGTGGCCTGGTCGGATACATCACCCGACTCCTGGGCGGCGACGATCGCGGAGACCGAGACGGGCAAGGAGAACGCGGCGCTCTACCGTGGGAGTAGCGCCTCGACGGAGGAAAGCCCGATGCTGCTTGGGCCGGAGTTTGGCACGGGGGTCGAGGTGTATGGCCTTGCGCCGGGGCTGGCGGGCGATTGGATCGTGAGCTTTTCCTACATTTTCCCGTCAGACCGCGTGCATGAGATTATGTATGTGACCGCGACGCAGTTTTCACCGCCCGCCTTTGGGCAGCAGGTTGTCCAGGGGCCGGGCGCCGCGCTCGATCGCAAGCTCGATAGCCGCCTGATGGTGCTCCTCGGCGGCGGCCTGGCCGCCGATGATATGCTCGTGCTCGCGGATTACCGCAATGTCGGCACGGGCGGAACCTATACACACGAAAATCTGGAGGGGGTCGGCTTCGCGCAGTCCTTTGCGTTGGACGCCGTCTTTGTCGGCTTTCGGGGCAACGGCGTGGCGCAAGTTGTCGATCCGCACGGGGACACGGGCGACCCGCAAGTCAGTGTCGTGCCAGGGACCGAGGGGATCGCGGTGGGCGCCGTGCGCGCCGGGCGGCAGACGCGCACGGCCGTGGCGGTGGTCAAGGGCAACAGCACGGCGCCGGCGTCGCCGCTGGAACTCTTTATCCGCTCGAATGGGGTCTGGTCGACGCTCGCGGGGCCAGCGGCGACGACGAACGACAAGGTGGTCAACTACGTCGAGGTGCTCGACCAGGTCGAGGAAGCATGAGTGACGCTATTGCTGACCTCTATCATGCGGAGCTGCGCAGGCGCGTGGACGCCATGATCGCCGAGCGGCTCACCTTCTACCGCCCGAATCTCGGTCAGACAACGGGCACGCTGCCGCCCGTGCAGTTGCCGCCACCGGGCGGCTCATCCGATCCGGGCGGCGGCAGTCCGGGCGGGGTCGTGCTCTCGGACGACGATCCTGAGGATGTGGGGACGGCGGCCGACTCGGGCGACAGCAACCACGCAAGCCGGGCCGATCACGTCCACGCGCTGCCCGCCACGGGTGTCACGCCGGGTGAGTACGGCGACGCGACCCATGTGCCCGTCATCACCTTCGATGCGCAGGGGCGCGCGACCGTCGCGAGCGAAGTGGCCCTAAGCGGCGGGCCGCCGTCGGGCGCGGCGGGCGGCGACCTCGACGGCACCTACCCCAACCCGATCGTCGATGGATTGCAGGGCGTGCCGATTTCCTCAGCGACCCCAGCGGATGGGGACGTGCTGCTGCTGAGCGGTGGCATATGGACGCCGGCGACGCTGACGGACGCGGAGATCACCTTCAATACGCAGACGGCCAACTATGTGTTCGCCGGGCCACCATCCGGTGGTGCGGATGTGCCGACGTGGCGGCTGCTGGTCGAAGCTGATATTCCCAGTATCAACGCATCGAAGATTGGGGCCGGGCAGCTCAGCCCCGCGCGCGGCGGCACGGGCGTCAACAACGGCTCGAATACGCTGACGATCCCCGCCAGCGGGACAGCGGCGCTGCGCGCGTCGGCGGCCACGGCGGGGCGCATCGCGTTCTGGTCGAGCGCGGAAGAAATCAGCCATTCAGCCGACCTGACCTACGACAACAGCGGCAAGGTGTTTGCGGCGACGGGGATCGCCTACTTCCGCACGACGGCGTCCGGCAACGGCTACGGTATCCGGCTCTGGGACGGTAGCGCGGAGTTCGGCAACTGGCAGTCGCTCGATCTCTCCAGCACGACCTATATCTTCTTCTCGACCAACCGCCAGTACGATGGGTCAGCCTGGCAGCAGCTCAACAGCCGCGCCGGCGCGACGCTGCAAATCGCCGCCAACGACACGCTGACCTTCTCAACCTTCCCGGCCAGCTCGACGACGCCAACGCTGCGGTTTCGCACCGGCAACGTGGGGAACGTCTGGATCAACAAAACCAGCGGCCTGACCGGGGCGGGTGATCTGGATGTGGCGGGCATTATCGCCAGCGACGCGCACATTCGCCTTGCGGAGATCACGGCGCCCGCCGCGCCAAGTGCGAATCAAGGAGTTCTATTCCTTCAGGACAGCGGCGCGGGGAAAACCCAGTTGGCAATCCGATTCAATACCGGTGCTATTCAAATCATTGCGACACAACCATAACAATATAGTAATATCACAGATATAAATATATGATATAATGGTGGCACCAACTTATAAAGAGGTGCACCATGCCACACGAATCACTACTAAATCAGCGCTTTGGCCGATGGATAGTGATTGCATACGAAGGAATCTATCGTGTCAACGGGGAACACAAAGGGCATTTGTGTCGTTGCCGCTGTGATTGCGGCAACGAAAAAGTATTGCAGGTAGGTGTACTTCGTAGAGGATTAAGTAGAAGCTGTGGATGTTTGCTGCGTGAAACGGTCGGTAAGTCGCGGCGCTTTGTTGGTAAGCGTTTTGGGCGGCTAACCGTTCTGAAGCGCACCGATCAAAAGCGCGGGGCCGCCTATCTTTACCAATGCCGGTGTGATTGTGGTAACGAAGTTATTACCCCTGGTGCGCCGCTTACCAGCAGCGCAACGCGAAGTTGTGGGTGCTTAAAACAGGATGCCGCGCAGCATCGTGTGCGCGACCTTACGGGGCTTCGCTTTCATCGTCTTGTGGTGCTGCGACAATCCGAAGAGCGAAAATCGAACAGAGTGACATTTCTTTGTCTCTGTGACTGTGGGACAGAGATATTAGTAGCGGGCAATGCACTTGTTGAGGGTATTACTCAGAGTTGTGGTTGTTATCGGCGCGATCGTAGCGCACAACCCCATGGCGTAGCTGCTTTCAACAACGTGTACGGAGAATATAGAAGAGGTGCTCAGGGGCGTGGATTTACCTTTGATCTGACAGAGGATACATTTCGTTCACTCACACAACAACCATGTCATTATTGCGGTGGACTTCCGAGTACAGTGTCGAAAAAAAGTCCGAGGGGTGATTTTATCTACAATGGCATCGATCGTGTCGATAACACGCAAGGTTACACGCTCGCCAATTGTCTTCCGTGCTGTCAGCGTTGCAACGTCGCCAAAGGCACGCTGACCTATAACGATTTCATCGCAATGGCCCGCGCCATTGCAGCGAGGCACCCCGAATGAGCGAGCAGACACGAATTTACCAGGCCGCTGATGGTTCATGGATCTACTTCGACGGCACGGTGAAGCACACCGGCCTGATCGAAAGCGAGGCATGGCAGATGTCACGAGAGCAGGACTACATCACGAAGGTGCGCGAAGCGAATCGCGCAATCTGGGAGGGCGTCAATCAGCTCAAGGCGTTGCAGCGTGAGTGGAACGCATTAAATTATACAGAGGAGTTGGACGACGGCGAGGGGGCGAACGCCGGCATCACAGCAGCACAAATCGGCTCGGTCGTCTTTGATACGACCGACGCCTTGATTGCGCTCCTCGATCAGGGCCACGCAACCAACATCGCGAGGCTCCTATGACGAGCCCCTACGCGCCCGACACCGCGACCCAGCGGAGGATCATCGAGCAGGACCTGCGCCTCTGCCACAACACCCTTGCGCAGCTTGAGTATCAGCTCAAAGTCGAGCGGCGCATCGCGAGCGTCGTGGGTGAGGCGAGCGCGCAGCAGATCACCGCGATCGAGCAGGCACTGCGCGTCATGGCGGCCCGGATCGAGGCGTATCAGGAGCTGCTCGCCGAGTTGCCCGCCGAGGCCGCACTAACAAACGGGGTGCATGGATGACACAGCGGCGCTGGATGATGCTGGGAATCCTCAGCCTCCTCGTGGGGGTGGCGATCGGGGCGCTGCTGATCGCGCGCGGTTTGTGGTGGTGAGCATGAAAAAGCGCCCGCGAGTCTCGAGACTCGCGGGCGCTTGATCGTTCCTATCGGCTCATAGCCCGCCCCTTCCGCCAGCGTGTTTCCCGCCACCCCCACAGCAGCACATTGCTCATCAGCGCGGCCTGGCGCAGCGCGATCGAGAGCAAAAAGCCGATCGTCAGCCACAACAGCGGGCCGCCACTGACCAGGCCGGCGAGTGCCAGGCCGATGATCGCCAGGAGCAGCAGGCACGCGCCGATCCCGTAGCGCCAGGCGAGCCGGTAGAGGGGTGTGTTTGTGTCGTTCATCGGCGGCTCCGATCGAGCGTCGGCGTCGGCGCGTCGGCGGCGTCGGCCGTGGCCGCCCTCGATCGCACCTGGTCGGCCAGCGCATCCGCGTTCGCCTGTGCCTCGTCCTGGCTTACACATGACACGCCCGTCGCGCTGCCCAACGGCTCGCCGCGCGGGCCAAGCACGGCAATCTTGACCACGTAGGCCGGGTTGACGGTCACATCGCAGGCTGGGGCCGCGGCGGGCGCGGCCGCCGGCTCAGCGGGGAGCGTGGGCGGCCGTGGCGCTGCGGTTGGGGGCGGCGCCAGATCGGGGAGCTGCGCGAGCTGGGCCGGGTCGGCCTCGACCCACACGATCGCGCCCTGCCACGCCACCCCACCCCAGCCGGGGTAGCTGCTGTGCTGGTAGGCCAGCGTCGCGGTCAAGGGGATCGTGCCGAGCTGCGCGCCGTCTGGGGCTGCGTAGGCGTCCTGCTGCTGCGGCGTCGGCCGCGGCGACGGGGCCGCAGTCGGGGCCACGAGTGCTGTGGGCATGGTGCGCGGCGCGGGGGCTGGGCTGAAGGCGTTCAGCGCCGCGATGGCAGCCACCGCCAGAAGTAGGCCGCACACCATGCCCACCAGCTCCAGCCTGCCCGGCCGCCAGCGCGCTCGTTCGGGCGCGGCGGCTGGCTCGTCCTCGTGTTCCGTCGCGCCCATGGCGGTCATCGTCTCGGCCAGCGTCCGCGCGAACAGCGTGCCGTCGTTTGGCTGCATGCCGACGATGCCGCCCTCCTCGTCGCGGATCGGTGCGAAGCTGCTCATTGGCCCCTCCACTCGTAATGGTCTTTTGGTTCTGTCAAGCGAGTCAACTCGCCTGAGACACACCATGCCGTGATGTACTCCAACGCCTGCGTTTTGCTAATACTGAGCGCCTCCTCAAGGTCACGACGCCTCCATGCCCCACTGAGCGCGCGGCGAGCGACCGGCAGCGCCCGGTCGCTCGGGAGTTCGGTCGCCCGGCCCACTAGCGGCCCCCCAGCGGGCCGGGCCGGTCGGTCGGTCGGAACCGAACGGACGTGATTTACTGTATCCTGATGCGGCGCGGTCGGTCGGTCGGTCGCTGTCGGATAGCGGTCGATCACCCGTTCGGTCGGTTCGGGCAGCGAACGCACATCGGCCGCGTAGGCCACGCTACTTGACATGGCTTCGGCGCCCTCGGTGAGCAGTCCGGCGACCTGACTGTACCCATCGAGCAGTTGCTGATCGGGGATGGTCGCGAGTTGACACTCGACGCCGTACATGTCTTTCCACGACGATGCGATCTGCACCAGGCTGTGCTGCTGCATCCGGGCGAAGCCGCCCAGGATGCCGGCCAGCTCGCGCCGCTGTTCGATCGTGAGGTTGGTCAAGTCAGCATGCAGGAGCGACACCGCGCGGGCGTAGGCGGCGCGCATCGCGGCCTCCTCCATCTTCATCGCGTGCTCGATGCGCTTGACGTGCCGGGCCTGCTCGATCGCCGCGATCCACTGCTCGGGGGTGGTGACACACCAGGCCAGCGCCGGGACCAGCACGCCGGCGATCAGACTCGTGATGGTCAAGAACAGGTCTTGACCGGCTTCGACCGCGCCCGGCTGGGCCTGCCACCACAAGCGCAGCCACGTCCCGGCCATCCAGGTCAAGAAACACGCGGCGGCGCTGGTGGCCACATAGCCAGGCGTCGCCCAGGTCTGTTTTTGGAGCAGGCGGCCAGCGGGCGAGCTGGGCAGCAGCATCGACCAGAAGAGCGGTAAGATGAGGGCGAAGGCCACGATCGCCAGGCCCGCTTGCAGGGTCTGCGGACTGAGGATCGCGGACGGCGCCAGGATGTCGAGCATGAGCATGCCCCAAAAGGCGCCGTTGAGGATGAGACAGGCCAGCGCGACCCAGCCCAGAGCGGATCTGCCGACCGTCGCGCGCTTGGCGGTCTGAAGGGTGGTATCGAAGTTCATGTAGCTCCCCTGTTCTAGTAGTGCAGGGGCGCTATAATAGGCGCCGCCTGCAATGATTCGTCCATTGCGGGCACTGCGCCGGCGCGGGTTGTAGGCCCGGCCGGCGCTTTACGTTTTACGTTTACATTTACGTTTTGATCGCATGCCCATTCGCGGCGACCTTTAGCCAGCCGCGAACGGTCGACTCGCTGATGCCCAGTTCGCGCGAGATGTCCAGGAGGCTCCGCGATCCACTCGCGAGCTGGCCTTGCACATACGCGACGATCCGCGCCTGAGTCGGGGGCGGCTCGCGAACGATCGGCGGGCGCTCGCGCAACTTCGCGTTTTCGTCGCGGAGCTTTCGCGCCTCGCGCTCGTGGCTCGCAAGCACCTCGCGGAGCCCCGCGCTGTCCATCGTCGCGCTCGCGAGCATCGCATCTCTGCTCGCGAGTTGAGCCGCCATATCCGCGAGTTCGGCACGAGCAGTCACGAGCTGATCGCGAGCCTGCGCGGCCTCCTGCGTAGTGGCCGCGCGCCGCATGTCCGTCTCACTCAGGCGATGGAGTAGTACCGAGACCGCGTAGGCCAGTGTCGCCAGGGGGAGGCTTGCCACGATCGCCACGCCGAGCCGCAGCAGATCGAAGGTGTCACTCGTATAGTGCGCGATCGTGTTCATCAGCACGGCGGTCGCGACTGCGCACAGGCTCACGTTGCGGGCGTAGCGGCGCAGCTCGTCGCTCGCGATCACGAGAATGTTGACGCCGATGTAGAGCAGCTCGAAACCACAGGCGGCCAGCGCAGCGGCAACGGGGCCACTCGTGGGCGAGAGGAAGGTGTAGACCCCGACCGCGCTAGGGATGGCCAGCAGCGGGACGCTCATGAGCGCCAGCGCCTTGCGTTTCCAGGTGTTGATCATCTTCGTACTCCCATGCTATGCTGTATGCAAGGCATGCGCCGTTCGTACTCCGGCGCGGCGGCGGCTGAGTGGATCGACAGCCGCCGCCAGCCCTCCGATCTATCCTTACTCCTGCCAGGGATTCTCCCCGCCTATCGCGACCACCAACGCCTTAATCTTTGCTGACAGCTCAGGCAGCGCGCGTTGAAGCTGTTGCAGATGGAAGGCGGGCGGCATCGCAAGCTGAGTCGCGCCGACAAAGTTGTCGATCTCGTCTGCCACCTCACCAAGCTCATTAAGTTGCTCATCGGTGATGTTCATGACTACTCCCAGCGCCCAAATATTGGGCATATCGTCCCACTCCGCCAGATCCTCGTCGAAGTCGTTGTCTATTTCCTGCTCATCCCACCAGTCGCCTTCCGAGAGTGGGTTGTAGCTGATGTGCCCACAGAGTGCGCAGCGCACATAGGTCTGCTCTTCGTCGTCGTCGAGTGGGCAACTGCATGCTGGACAATTCAGCACACTCACGCTTGCGCTTCCTTCCGCTCCATCCGGCGACGATCGCGCCGGATCAGACAATCAAATTCACAATCCTCGCTGCCGGCCGCGCCGCACGTCTCGCCCCAGTCGCTGCTGAAGCAGTTCGTGAGCGCCTCATCCCACGGATCAGCGCGCGGCTCGTCCCAGTAGAAGCCGCCGCTATCGTCGTTCCAGTCGTCGTAGTCTGGCTCCTCGAACTCCGATGCGCAGTTTTCGCAGTAGCCCGTGCGGCTGAGGTCAAACGACTCGACCCCGGCCCAGAAGTTACCGCAGCCTGGGCAGTAGCCCGCGTCGCGCATGTGGCCATAGCAATACCACTCGGACGGCTGATCCATGTCATCGGGCAGCCAGCAGCCGTTGCCGTTCTCTTTGCAGCCACGCGCACCGCAGCGCACGCCGTAGATGTGGCGCCGCCGAATGCGGCCCGCGGAGTCGAGCGCGAGCGTGAAGCGGTGCGTTTCGATTGGCTCCTTGACCCGCCTCTTCATAGCTTACTCCTGCGATGCTACCCGGATAGCTCACTCGCTTTGCTTCTCGTAGATCGGGCGCCAGCCCTGATCACGCCGCCACTGCGTGAGCCAGGCATGCGCAAGCTTCTGGCGCTCGCGGCTGCCGGATCGGTCGGTATAGGCCGACACCAGGTCGGCAACGAAGGCCGAGAGCGCATCGGCAAGCGGCGTTTCATGGAGCTGATCAACCTTCCCTCCAACGTAATAGCCGGCGTAATGCTCCGCGTAGCCACGCAACTCCACGTCCATCACCGGCACGGTGATGCTGGCGTTCGGGACGCCGGCCATGCGCTTGAGCAGGCGGAGCGTCGCCCGCGCGTCCCCTAATGCGGAATGATCTCCGCCCGGTAGTCGTTGAAATCTATATGACTGGTGGTAACTCGACCATTCACCACAATACGCCGCATACTGGAGCATCGCGCACTGCCAGTCGTCCGCGCCGTCAATGTTTGGGCGGTCAACCCCCATGCTCAGGTGCATGCTCTGGAGCAGCATGGCGCGGTCAAAGCTGGCGTTATAAACGACGATCGTTTTCCCGCGCACCGCGTCACATAGCCGCGGATAGACACCAGCGAAGCCCGGCGCGTCGGCGACCATCGCATCGGTGATGCCGTGGATGCGGCGCGCGCCCTCCTCGATCTCGCGTGTCGGCTTGACAAGCGTATCCAGCAGCACATCGCCACGCGGATCGATGATCGCCAGTTGCACAACCTCCGACCAGATGCCGAGTCCAGTCGTCTCGCTGTCGAGAATACACCAGTCCTGCCGGTTCAGGAGGCTGCGCGCCCACTCGGTCGCGGCGGCGCGGTCGCCCGCGACGTTCGGGAAACCGTCAACTGACATTGGCTTGCTCCTCTGCAATCGCTTCCAACTCCGACTCGATCGGCCACGCCTCGTGGCCCGCGTCGTCGCGCCACAGCCAGAGCGCATCGTCCACCATCCCGACGAGTACGCCGACCTTGCCGCGCGCGTAGATGTCCTCTGGCTCCATCGATCCGGGGAAGGCGTCCAGGCGGGTGCGCACCTGCTGGCCGGCGGTGAAGGTGGTCACATCGGCTCCTTTCGTGTCCAGTCTCGCACAACCTGTCGGTCCTGTGACAAGTTCCTTTAGCGCCAGGATCGCCGTGTCAAGCGCGTCGCGCCACTCCGCACAGGTTCCGGCCGGGTCGTAGTCCGCAAACTCCTCTTCACACTCGCCCAGCCTGTCCCATGTGTGGACGAGCCGCTCGGCAGCTGCGGCGAGCGCCGCGAGCGGAGCCTGCTTGGCCTCCACTTCCACGACCAGCTCCTCGGCGAGACTGAGGAGGTCGGCGAGCGCGCCGGGCCAGTGCAGGCGCGAGCGCAGGGCGTCGAGGCGCGCGCGGTGGGCGTCAGTCATGTGTTGCTCGCTTTCTTGATCTCAGCGCGCAGCTGCCTGGCGGTCTGCTTCGCCGGCCCGAGCAGCTTGGCCTCGCTGATTAGCTCAAAGGCCATATCGCAGCGGCCGATCAGCTTCCACAGATCGACATGGAGCATGCGGTAGGCGGCGGCCTCGGCCTCGGCCTGCTCCGCCCGTTCTTGGAATGCAAACAGGCCGGCATTGATCGTATCCATCCCGTCGCCCATATCCTTCAGAGACTGGCCGACCTCCATGGCGACACGCTGCCGCTCCACAAGCTCGGCGAGCAGCATCTTTGCGATGCCGCCGAGCTGGCCCACGGACTCAGGATCGGATGATTGCCGCTCGATCCTATCGATGGTGCGCTCAAGCTGATCAGGGTCGAGGGTGACGTGGCGCTGCTCGGGTGGTATATTCTGTGTCATATTTTCAGTTCCCCTTCCCACTCCCACAGGCCCGGCATCCCGCGCGCCGTGATCGGCTCAGGCAGTGCGCGGACATCGGCGAGCAGCCAGGCGAAGCGGCCGGGTGAGTAATCGCCAAAGGCGCGCTCTTGGTCGGCAAGGCGCCAATCCCACGCGCGTTCAGCGTTGACGTAGCCGAATAGCACGGGCAAGCTAGCGGGGATGGGCCGCACATCGACCAGCTCGCACACTGCCACGATCGCGCCCTTGTCGAGGTTGCCCCAGTGGGTATAGCCAGCATCGAAGAGCACCGAGCGGAACGGCTCGGACGCGCAGATGTCGATCAGCCCCTGCTCGCCACCGACGGGCCTCAGGTTCGATCCTTGGTGAATGAGCAGCGGCCCGCGGTAGTTGGTTGGCCAACCGCGGGCTTCGATCTTCTTCGCCCCGATCGCGACCAGCGTGCCCCAGGGCGGGGTCAGGGTCAGGACTTTGTACTTCATCGCTCAATCCTCGCAACGCACCGGGAGCAGATCCGCCCCTCTCGCCCCACCCAGTGACATGCGGGCAGGCACCCCCATGTATTCGTGCAGCCGCAGCCGCGACACATCGCCACCCCCGGCGGCACGCCGTAGCGGAGCGTGTCCCAGCGGCCGTCCTGCACGAAGGCGCGGTAGACGCGGAAGCCGCCGTTTGGCGCGCGGATCACGCGCGGTGGGCAAAGGGTGATCATGGCGTCACTCCCATCTCGCGGTTCCACGCCTCGATCGCCAGACGGCCGCGCTGCGGCTGACGAGCAAGGCGGCGCGTGTCCTCGAACAACTCGCGTACCTCGTGGTCATACCAGAGCGCCCCATCGAGGCCGCGCTCGGCGCCGAGCATATAGGCGGCGGCGAGGAGCTCGACGAGCGCTTGTCTGTCGGTCGCACAGAGTGCGTGGATCTGCGCGTTGGTGATCATGCGGCGGCCTCACTTTCTTCCGCCTCGATGTCGAGCAGTGCCCAGCCGACCGCGGCCCAGTGCGCGGCCTCGCTCCCCTCCTGGCACTCGTTCAGATTGCTGATCGCCATGCTCAAGCTCCCCTCATCCTCGGTTCGATACGCACCCATAAGCGGCGCGAGCGTGGTGAGGAGGTGGATCGCAAAGGAACGCGCATCGCTCCGCGCGAGGAGCCGCCCGATCGCCTCCCAGTGCTGCCACGCCGCGATTTCGTCACTGGTCGCGCCGAGTGCGTAGGTGTGGCGCGCGACCGCGTTGTAGTCGATCGGCGGTCCTGCCGGGGCGGTCTGAACGGGTGCGGCGTTCGCTTCCCATCGTTCGACTTGCCGCGCCAGCTCATCGGCCGTGTAATTGAGTGGCCGTTGCTGGTAGCCGGGCGGTGCTGTGACCTGAACCTGCTGCGGATCGTCGAGCGCCAGGTAGTTGACCTGTGCCCCCAGCGCCTCGGCACGTTCGCACAGCGCGGCCAGGCCCGTGTCAGCGCGCTCGGCCTCAGCCCGATCCTGCTGCTCCTGCTCGGTCGCCTTGATCGTACAGGCATCGCAGCGGTGCGCGAGCATCCCGCCGATCGTGCGCTTGTTCGTAGATGGCAGTCCGCAGTCCTCGCAGGGCGGGGGGGTCGGATCGAACGGCGCGACCTGCGTGGGGGTGGTCACACCGTCGAGTTGGTCGGCGAAGGCGACAACGGCCGCCCAACTCTTCACGTTCTTCTGATCGCGCTCTTTCCCCAGGCGAACGAGCCAGATCGTCCCTGCGTGGCCGAAGTGCGATTGGATATGCCAATTGTGCCGCGTGAGCCGCGCCGCAATGGATGCACGATCGGGGTACTCAGGAACAAGACCATCAGGGGCGGCGGCAAGGGCGGCAGCCCCGCGCTCGCGCGTCTCGAGGGTATCGACGACCGTCGCCCAGTTCGGATCGACGATCCCGACGGTACGATCCCGTTGCCGCATGATGAAACCGCGATGTGCATCGTAGGTCAGGGTCGTGTCGAGGGCCGCAAAGCGGCGCTGTACGTCGTCGAAGTCGGGCGGCAGTGTATCGGCGGGCGATCCATCAGGGCGGTTTATCGCGCCCGGCTGATAGTGGACATTCGGCCGTGTGATGATGAGCCATTGCCCGGTCAGCACATAGTCTTTGCCGCCGGCTGAGGCGCGATCGTGGGTGTAGCTGCCGGGTCGGTAAGATCGGTTGGGCTCGCCTGGTGTGTACGGCTCGCCCTCGACCACCACGCGCACACACGCACACTCGTCATGCGCACTGTAGGCACCGCCGTAGCCTCCGCCAACACCGATCCACAGCTTTCCGGCATATTCGAACGGTCGTTTGATCTTGCCACGATTGAGATACCCGTCGCTGACTGAATAGGTCGCCTCGGCCCGATCGAAGAGGTCCGCATCCTCGACACGGATGATCGGCTCGATCGCCCCTTGCTCGGGTGGTACGGGCACTGCCTGCGCACAGTCTCGGCACAGCTTGCCCTCACTTCTTACAACGCTGCCCGGCGCGCCCCACACGCCGCCGCACTTCTCACAGCGCATGGACGCCGCGCCTTCCTTGCGGGCGATATCGCGCTCAGCGTCCGCCCAGGTTTTGTAGGTTGCTTTGCCCTTCTTGGGGTGGTAGGCGGTCCAGCCGGCATCAGATCGGTAGAACTGCTCGTAGCCGAGCGCGTAGAAACGCTCGCGCATGGCGCGCACATCGTCGTCGCTGGGCTGGTTGCGGCCCGCATTCGCCGCCGTGATGCCGGCGGTGTTTGTTGTTCGGCCGTCCGCTCCCTGCCGCTCATCTGACTGGGGAATTTCCCCAGTCGCGACAAGCTGATCGCGGACATCGGCGACAGTCTTGTGATCGACCGCGCAGGCATCGGCGATTTTGCGGTTGCTCCACAGCCGCCATTCCTCATCCCGGAGCAGCGTCTCGACGGCGCGCCGCTTGTCGGCATTGGTCCGCCTGAGGCCGTGCGCGGCATTCGCCCCACAGGCGTAGAGCACCGCATCTCTGCGGGTGCCCTGGCGCACCTCGGCCATCAGGCCGCGCGGGGAAGCAGACGAATCGCAGCCGTCCACAAAGCGGGTGTAGGCCTCGACACGGTGGAAGCCGTCGGCGAGCCAGTAGTCACTGCCGTCGTAGTAGACCACGATCGGCGGCATCTGATCGAAGCCGTTCTGTCGATGCGAGAGGGTGAGCCAGGTCGCCGCATACTCCTCAACGGTTGTGGGGTCGAGCTGCGCGCGGGCCTGTGTGCCGCCATTCGTGTGGATGTCGTCGAGTGCAATGTACTGCACGGTCGGTGGGGGCGACGCCGGCGGCGCGGGCCTCTCGGCGCCGGGTGGTGTTTCGCCCGTCTCGGCGTAGAGCTGATCGGCGAGCTGATCGATCGCCAACTCACCCCCGGCTGCTTGCGCAATTCTCGCGGCCAGTGCGAGGTCGTCAGGGCTGAGCGTCAAGATTCGATCGCTCCCGTCCTGGCGGACAATCCAACGCAGGCCATGCTCGCGGACCTTGAATCCCCTGAGCCGGAGCCGTGCGGCCGCAGCGTCAGGGCTAATGGGCGGCCCTTCCTGCTCATCGTCCTCCGCAGGAGAGGGCTGCTCGGCCGCTGGCTTCGGCTGGGAGAGGGCCCAGCGCCGCGCCTCGGTGATCGCCTTGTCGGGATCGTGGTAGTGCTTTGTCGTGTAGATAGCCGGGTGCTTGGGATGCATCAGAAAATACTGGCCGGTCTTCGGATTGGTTGAGAAGCGCCATCCTGCCAGGTCGTCAGGAATAGGCGGCAGCGGCGGTGCGGGAGGCGCGCTAGTGCGTCGTTTGGTTGTTGTGGTCATAGCATCCTCATCTGCCGCGTCGCCGCGGCGTGTTCGTTGAGCCAGAGCACCTCTGTGCGGCTGTTGCCCTTTTCGGCGGCGGCCCGCCGCTCGACGCTGTGCCAATGAGTCAGGCGCGCGGTGTAGAGGTCGTTTCTGTAGCCAGAGAGCAGCACCGGGCCAGGGTGGACGCTGAGCACATCGAGCAGCTCGATGTGCTCAGCGTCCGTCATTTCGTGGCGGTAGAGCCGCTTGCGATGGCCCTCTGCCGTGTGGCGGACATAGGGCGGGTCGGCATAGATCAGCGTGTCGGGCGTGGCATAACGCTGAATAATCTCGCTCGCTGGCCGGCACTCGATCTCGGCGTCTTTGAGGACTGCCACAACCGCCGCCAGTCGCTCGGGGAGCGACTGCCACACCTCGTAGGTACCACCGAGCTGCCGTCCCGTCCGCTTGTGGCCCTTGTGCCGCCAGCCGTTGCGGGTGCAGATCGTCGTCCCATGGGCCTGCCATGTGGCGACGAGGAAGCGGCGCGAATCCTCGACCATCTCGCCCGTTTCGATCAATGTGCCAGATGGCCCAGTGACCGTCATGTACTCGGCACGCGACCAGGGTGTGAGCGTGACGGCGCGGATCAGCTCTTCTGCGCGCTCGCGGAGGCACCGAAACAGCAAATTGATGTATTGGTCCTGATCGTTCAGGACGAGGTGCTCGGGGCGGTAGGGGAGCGTCAATGCGAATGCCGCGCTGCCGCAGTAGGGCTCCACCACCCGCAGGCAGCGCGGGGCGTGGGCGTGGAGCCAGGGCGCCAGCCGCCACTTCGCGCCGGGGTATTTGAGGATCGGTTTGGCAGCAATCATCTCAAGTCCTGTCTCGGCCGCCCGGCCGCTCACTCCGGCTGGGCCGTTTCGTTGCCTTCGAGTTGCGCGATCACGCGCATCCGGTAAGCGATCTGGCCCGCGATGCGCGCGGCGTGGCGGCGCGAGCGGCTGGCCTCCGCCTCGGCGAGCTGGCGCCTGAGGCGGGGCAGCTGCCGCTTGAACGTCTCGACCTTCGCCCGCTGCCGATCGATCTTTTCATCAGCGGTCATCCGTCTCCGCTCGGCCGCGGCCGCCTCCTCGCCCAGCAGCTCAGCCAGGCGCGCCCAGTGCTTGTCATAGGCGGATCGATGCGTCATGATGTCGCCTCACTCCCGGTTCCGCCGGCGCCGCTCGTCTGATGAGCGGCGCAATTTGAACGGCCGGCCCAGGTGCGCGGAC